GTGAAAGACTCAGTACAGAGATTCACAGACTTACCTACTGTTTCTCCTAATGGTTATGTTGTTGAAGTAAAAGGAGATGACCAGACTAACTTTGATAATTACTATGTAAAATTTGTCACTAACAATGGTGGAACTTTTGAAGAAGGACAATGGGAGGAGACAGTACAGGCAGGAATACCTTTTAAGTTTGATTACTCCACTATGCCCCACGTTTTAATTAGACAGGCAGATGGTAATTTTAGATTTGCAAGGGTTGATGGGGATACATATACTTTAAATGGAACGGATTACATTTTGCCAGAGTGGGGTCAACGTACTTCAGGAGATGAAATATCTGCCCCTGACCCTTCGTTTATTGGTCGTAAAATAAACAACGTATTTTTCTTTAGAAACAGATTAGGCTTTCTGGCAGATGACAACGTAATTCTGTCTAACGTGTCAGACTTTTTCAACTTCTTTCCTGATACTGTTTTAACTATTGTTGACTCACACCCCATAGACGTTGCAGCTTCACATACAAAAGTTGCTATCTTAAAACACGCTGTAACTATGGGGGAGCAGTTGATTCTATTCTCAGAACAAACGCAGTTTATACTATCTAGTTCAGCAGACAACTTAACACCATTAACAGCTAACGTACTTGTAGCAACTGAGTTCGAGTCTTCAGATGATGCACCACCTGTAGGTTCTGGTTCTTCTATTTACTTCCTAACTAAAAAAGGAGCTTTTGCAGGTATCAGAGAATATATCACTCAAACAGATGTAACTCTAAAAGATGCTAGTAACATCACTATTCATGTACCAAGACTTATACCAAGCGGAATATTTAAACTTGCTGTATCAAATAACCAAGATATTTTAGTTTGTTTAGGAACTGATAACCCTAACAAGTTGTATATCAACAGATGGCTATTTGGTACACAAGGTCAGAAGGTACTAAATAGTTGGTTTACTTTTACTATCAATGAGAACAGGTCTATAAAAAATGTTGACTTTATAGGTACTGATTTATTTATGGTAATAGAAGAAGCTAGTAATGTAACTTTAGAAAAATTACCTTTTGAATCTGACTATAAAGAACAATACGCTAGTTTTGAATATCACTTAGATCATAAAGTTACTGAGTCAGATATAACAGTTGCATATAACACAGCAACTAAAAAAACTACTTTTACTTTGCCTTACAGGTTAAGAGCCAACATGAATGTAGTTGGTAGATACACAGCACCTAACCAGACCAGTACGTTTATTGATCTAAATGGTACGACTCAAACATTAAAAGCAGGAACAATAGTTAAAACTACAAATGCAACTGATGGCACAACATCAACAATAGAAGCTAATGGAGACTATACAAATGCGAAGGTAATTATTGGAGAACCTTTTGATATGCACTACAGGTTTAGTAAACAAAGAATTACTGAATCCCCAACACAAAGTTCTGCTGAGATTATCAGTTCAAGATTACAACTACATCACTTCTATATTAAGTATGAAATGACAGGGTTTTTTAAAGTAGAAGTAACTCCTGAATACAGAGACACTAGCACCCATAAATTTAGTGGTCGTTTATTGGGTGCTGCTTCTTCAGCTATTGGAGAAATAAATTTAGCCACAGGTACATTTAGAGTTCCAATAATGACTAGAGCAGACAGGGTTGATATAGATGTCAGAAACATTACCTTCCTACCTACACTACTAGCTAGTGCAGAATTTGAAGCTATGTTCAATATGAGAAGTAGGCGAATGTAATATGGGTCATTTAAGAAAATGTACCCTTAAAGACTTGCATTATGTAAGCGACAATATGAGAGAGATGGATAAGTTAGAAGCTCTCTATCAAGCAGATCAAGACCCTGAAACTGCACTAAAAGTTTCATACTTAGCTAGTAAAGAAGTTATGGCAATCTGTGGAGATGAAGATAATCCTATTGGTATTTGTGGGGTAACTCCTAATGGTTGTATCTACATGGTTTCTACTGACGAACTATTTAACAATAAAAAATACAGAATACAATTAATTAGAAAAGGGAGAATATGGGTTGATGAGTTAATGAAATCATATACAATTCTATATAATGTTGTATATGCAGAAAACGTGGCAGCTATGAAGTGGTTAGAAAGTCTAGGATTTAAGTTTATCGAGTATCATAAAGAATATGGTGTACATAAAAAACCTTTCTATCAATTCATGAGGATAGCCTAATGTGTTTTGTAGCAGGAGCTTTAGGTCTTACTGGACTAGCAGGTAATTTATTCAATGCTTCCTTGGCCTTAAGTGCAGTAACAGGTGTAATGGGAGCAGCAGCTAAAAATGAACAGGCAAGACAGACAGCTTCTTACGCATATCAAGCAGCAGAAAGAACTGCTTTATCTGCTGATGCTGCTATGAACGCACAACAAAATGCAGTAACAGAAAGATTACAAGAAGACAGAGCTATAACTGCACAGAAAAGACTAGAAGCAAATATTAAAGAATTAAAAGCTAAAGGTAGTATTTCTGCTTCTGAAGGCAAATCAGGAAGATTGCTAGGCATATTATTAGGAGATGCCGAAAGACAGGCAGGAGTTATGAGAGAAGGTTTAAATCAATCTTTAGAGTCAGCAGAGTTTCAATACGATAGAGATGTGGAAGGTATAATAGCTCAAAGAGATGGTCGTAGAAATCAAGCTTTAGATATAGCTAATAGAGGATATATGCAAGCACAACAACAATACCAAGGTCTATTACCGACTTTGGCAGGAGTAGCATCTACTGGATTAAAGAGTTATCTAGATATAGCTCCTAATGCAGAAGCAATTAACGCTTTATAACTATGGTTCAACCAAGAGGATTCACTTCAAGTACTAGACCTGTAGATGTCTTTGTTCCGCAAAGTACTGTTGCTGCTTTTCCAACTACTACATCTACACTATCTCAGATTGCACAATCGTTGGCAGTTATTGAACCTGCCTTGCAGAAATATATTGGCAGAGAAATAGATAAAGTAAAACTTGCTGAGATAAAACAAGCACAATCAGAAGGGGAAAGAGCAGGTAATGATGGATATACAGCTACAGAAAAATTGTTATATCCAAAAGAAATTGATTTAGAAACAACACAAGGCCAGATAGCACAGAAATTAAACAACTTAACTAAACAAGGTCTTAAAGAAGAAGCAGAATTTGTTAGAGGTCAAAACCCTTGGTATGCCCCTGCTTTTTATAAAGCGAAGTCAAAAGCTCTAGGACTTAATTTAAAAAATGCTTGGCTTCAAGAATTAAAAACAACGAGAGTTATTGACCCTGTTGACGGAGAGTTAAAATCTTTAGCTGCCTTTCCTTTTTCTTCTCCACAAGTTCAAGAGTATATAGCTCGTAAACGAAATATCAGAGTAGAACAACTGGATATGCCAGAGTTTTACGTTAAAACTTTTTTCTTAGATCAAATAGATGATGGAGTAAAAGCGTTTCAAACTGAACACGCTAAAGTTAATAGTGCATATAAGGTAGATAAGTTAAAAAAAATAGGAGCAGTACAGCTAGATCAAATCATGGCTTCGTACTTTATAGATAAAAGTCCAAACAAACCATTTATACAAGCAGAGCTTAAAGGATTTGTAGAAGATATTAGATCGCAATATGTAGGAGAAGAATTTACCAAAGAGATGGGTCTTTATACAGATCAGATAATGAACTTTGCTGTAACAATGGCTAATAATAAAGAAGCAGGTATAAATAGATTTGCACAGGCAAGAAAATTTATTAATGAATTTACTAGCTTATTCCCTTCTTATTCTTTAGGAACAAAAAAAGTACCTGATGGTAAAGGTAGTTTTAAATTAGTAAAAGTAGAAAATACTAGAAACTCAATTACCAATACTAAAGAGTTTAGAAAAAAAATGAATACAGCTTTAGCTGCTATAGATAAAGCAGAAAACAGATATTACGATTACAAAGATAAAATAATGGTAAGTGAAAACATTAACAAAGCTAGAGAAATTCTTTCTAAAGAAAATCCTACAGAAGAAGATAAAATAGAATTAAGAAGACTACAAAGTCAAGATAAACAAACTAGACTTTTTGTAAAAAACAATCAAGAAACTATTGCTATAGATAGTGAATTACAAAAACAATTAATTACAAACAGGATTGATAACGGAGAATATAATAACAAACAATTAGCTTTGGCATATATTAATCTTGCCTATGAGCAAAGTTTTAAAACTAATGCTGATTTAGAGTGGAAAAGAAAATCAATAAAAGATTTAGATACAAGTTTAGATAACGAAAGAAAATTTGCTGATGGGGTGTCTTCCAAAATTGTTAGCAATATAGAAAGAATATATACCAAAAGATCAGATTTAACTGCTGACGAATTAGATAGAATTGAAAATGTGCTTTTAAATATACCTAGAAAAATTAGAGATTACAAAACAACTAAAAAATTATTTGGAGATAATTTACAAGTAACTGAAGGAGGAGTCGAGATAGATGTACCAAGATACCCAACAGATAATGAGGTTATAGCTTACGGAGATAAAGTACAAGATCAAGCACAATTACAAATCCAAAGTAGTAGGCAACTACAAAAGTATGGCAGCCCTGAACTTATAGATAATGAAACTTTGATTATGGATATGAATAAAAGAGAGCAAAAAGAAACACAGAGAACTTTAAGACTTACAGTTGGAAGCTTATATGCTAACTCAGATATTGATGATAATGGTTTAAAAATAAAACCTAGCCTTGCAGATGTTGAAGAACAATATGATTATGGAGATGAAATATCTATTGACGGAATATTTAACGCTTACAAAAATAAAGACGGAGAATATGATTTGGAATATATAAAACCTCTGAAAGAGTTTTTAAAAAGAGTTGATATAAGTAATGAGGAAATTGAAAAATATGGGTTAGTTGATTATGTAACTGAGCCTGACAGAATCGAGTTCGAGAAATACCTTGCGTCTAAAGAGAAGCCAGACGTTATTCCAGACGTAACAGATATACCACCCACTACAACAAATGTGACAGAAGGTCAAAACATGGAATCAAACCCTGACTTTAGAGGTGCAGGTAATAATAAGGAATTTGACAAGGAAGAAACACCCAAGGAAGAACCTGAAAATGTTGATAATTCAAATGTTTCAGATGAGACTACAAATGAGAAACCTAGTGATACTGGTAATGAAGATGAGTTTATAAAAGCAAATGATAAAGATGAAATTGTAAATCCTAAAGATTTAAGAAAATCAGAACAGATACCAGTTAATGATATACAAATAGCTAGTGGTCAAAAAGTCGTATCAGATGTACCACAAAATCTTGGTGGTAAGGAAGGCGATCTTATAGCTATGGCTAACACAACGCAAAAAGAACAAGCAGTTTATACAGTACAAAGCGGAGATAATTTAAGTGTAATAGCAGATAAGTATGAAAATATTAGCTATCCAGAGATAATTAAATTTAATAACTTTACAGAAGAACAGGCAAACAATTTAAGCGTTGGACAGAAAATACGCATACCAGAAGCAAAGCCTAGAGAAAGCAAAGCAGTACTGGTAGGCAGACTAAATAAAGTTTTAGAGAATGTTGATACAAGACAAAGATTTAGTCAGGAAATAATTAAACGAATGTTATCGGCTGTAGGATTTGATGATAGAGAAACTAGAATTATGAGTGCTGTTGCTATGGCAGAATCAGCAGGAGATAGTGATGCTGATACAGTTAAGTCTGGTTTAGACCCATTAAAGAAAAACGAGTTTTCTATTGGTCTAATGCAAATCAATATGTTGCCAGAATATTTACCAGAAAGATTACCATTATTTGAAATAGAAGACCCAGACGAACTATATGACCCTATCATTAATGTTATAGCTGCAAAACGTCTATACGATAGATATGGTTTTGAAGCTTGGGAAACATACAACAAAGGCAAGTACAAAGATTTTTTAACTGACTAACTATGGAAGAATTAAATCCACAAGCACAAGCTAACAAAGACGTTGAGATAGTTAAAGAAGAGCTTGTTGCTGCTAACCCGAAACTAGAGCTTAATCCAAAGCCTGTAATAAATACAGAATCAATAGATGAAAATATTAAAGATAACCAAATTAAAGACCAAATTGAAACAGAAAAAAAAGTAAGTCCAGTTAATGAATCTCAAACAGAAAAAGAAAGAGTAGGCAGATTTAAAAAAGATAAATTAAATGATGATGCTTTTATTGCAGCAGCACAAAAAGAATTTATAGAAGAACAAGAAGCTATCCTTGCAGATAAATCAAAAAAAGAAAAAATAAATGAATACATTTATGAAAGCAGAAAAAACTTTGCATCAAAAATTGAAAGAGGTTTAGTAAATGGTCTTATACAAAACGTCAATAATATTTATGAGCTAGGAGATGACATAGTTGATTTAATACTTGGAGACTTATACGACAGTACTCGAACAGAAGATTTTGAACTTATACCTTTAAGAAAAAATTTAGATGATAGAAGCACTCTTAGTAATTTAGTTGGAGGTTTTACTGAAACTGAAGATGATAGAAATAGTCTTTCCTATGGTACAGCTAAAACAATAACTCAATACCTTATACCTATAGCTAAGTTAGGAGGATTTACTAAATCAATAGGTATTAAAAGATTAAATTATGGAATAGCAGGTGCAGGAGTAAGTGCAGTAAATGACCCTTATCAGGAAAACTTTTTTAATTGGGTAGGGGAAAGATCAGACGTTGCAAAAACTATTGTAGATTTTCTACAAGCTGCAAAAGAATATGACGAAGAAGGAAATTTAAAACCAGTTGAAGAGCGTATGGCAGCCAGAATGAGAGCTATGGCAAATGATTTTATAGTTGGAGAGTTAGCGATTGGTGGTACTGTTGCAGGAATAAGTAAAAATTCAAAAGCTATACAGAAATTTGCAAAAGATACAATTAAAACTTCAGGTCTAGATAAAAAAGCAGAGCAGTTTGGTAAGGTCGTTTTTGGTATTGCTGACTATACAAAAGAAAGCATAGGCAAAAAAGGTAATGAACTGGTTGATTTGTTTATGGATAAGATGTACGAAATGAGAGCAGGAAATACTAAACAACGAAATAGTATAGTAGCAAGACTAAAAAATATTCTTAGTAAAGATGGAGGAGATATAGGCGATTCAGTAATGGATTTGCAAGATGAGAATTTAATTGAAAATTTAAATCTATATATGGAAAAATTAAAAACTAATCCAAAATTACAAAAATATTATTTAGGTGGAGATGGTTCTACATTGTACGGAAGTCCATTAAAAGGGTCAAAAATAACAAGAACCTTTAATGCTAAAGATTTAAACAGATATTTTAAAACAACTATTAAAGGCAAAGATAAAGCTTTTGCAAATAAAGAAGCAATCGTAGATTTTATTGTTGCCAGAGGAGATGCAATTAAACAAAGCATAAATCCAAAAAGTAGAACATGGAAGTCTATGAAGGCAAAAGCAAGAACTCAGCTACCTTTAGATACTATTAATGCTTTATCAGATTTTGTAGAAACTTACGGAGATGGAGGAGAGATTGATTTAGAAGTAGCAATTATAGCTATGAATGACATTGTTAATGAAAGTGCAATCGTTGTTAGAGAACTAGCCAGTAAGATGGACAGCATGATTGCTATGAAGAAAGGTGGAAGCTTTGATAGTAAAGCTTATGATGTTGTGAAAGGAGACTTTGCCTATACTCTTAAATTTCTAGATAGTGTTTTAAATATTAAACGAAGAACTATTACACCAATATCAAGAAGTCTGTCATTATCTAATGTAACTTCTGACAGAGTTCCACAAAAAGGTTTAAAGACTATATTAAAACTAAGATCAGAAGACGAAGCTGTAGAGCTTGCAAGAAAACAAGCTGCTAAAGATATGGTAGATGAAGAAGATTTCTTAGGAGAATTTGATATACAACAAATTTTAGACCTAGCAGATAGTGGAGATACTAAGGCTTTGCAGCAAGTAGTAAGAAAATTACATCTTGCAGCTACTAATCCTAAAGCTTTGAAGATAATCCTAAAGCATCAAAATGGTTCAGACGTTATGAAAATAACTAACCATTTATTTATTAATTCAATTTTATCAAACCCTGTAACTCATCAAGTCAACTTAATATCTACAGGAATAAATACATTTGGAAGACCTATAGCAAAATTAGCAGGTGCAGAAGATAACGCAACTAGAATGAGAGCTTTAAAGGATTTGCAATACCTAATGTCAACTTCTATGGAGTCTTTAAAAATGGCAGGTTTTGCTTTTAGAGCTAATAGAAATATTGTTGATGCAGGTCAATCAATACTTGAAAGTAAATCAGCAGAAAGAATAATGATGGAATCTTGGGAAGGAACTAGAGGTGCTATAGGTAGATCAATTATGGATACATACGGATTACCTAGTAGATTTCTAATGGCTGAAGATGAGTTCTTTAAACAAATGAACTTTAGATCATATTTAAGAGCAACTATTTGGGAGAATACACAGAAAGCTATAGAGAAAGGTACAAGAACTTTTGCTAACAGAGCAGAATATAACGCATACGTTAATAAAGAATTTAACAAGATTATTAAAGTTATAAACAGAGAATCAGTAGAAGGAAAGCTATCTAGAAAAAATTTAAAGTTATATAGAGATGCACAAAAATATGCAGCAGAATCAACATTTACTGAAGATTTAGCAGATGGTCATTACTTAAAACAGTTTCAAAATGCTGTTAATGAATATCCGCTAGCTAGACAGATAGTTCCTTTTATAAGAACTCCTATCAATATCATGAAGCAATTTGGTAAAGCAAGTCCTATTGCAGCTTTTGGAGATACACCTTTAGGTAAAAAACTAAGAATAAATGAAATAGGATTTGTCAAAGAACACTTAGCAGAAGTTGCATCAAAAGATAAGAGTGTAAGAGCTATAGCAATAGGTCGAACACGTTTAGGTGGTATGGCTTGGGCGGGTGGTATAACTGCTGCTTTTTCAATCAATGACCCTGAATCAGGTGTAGCAATTACAGGAGGTTTACCTAAAAATAAAGAGCAAAGAGAGATGATGCTTGCAACTGGTTTTCAACCATATTCTTTTCGATTTCTTGCAACTGAAGAGGAAATAAAAAAGTACGGAAAAATTGACCCATTGAATACAAAAGGTTCAAGACGATCAAGAAATCCTTTAGATTATATTTTACAAAAAGGAGAAAACTCAGAAGTTACCTATGTAAGAGGAGCAGATGGAAAAGTTAAATATAAATATGTAAGTTATAAAAGACTTGAACCTTGGGCTAGTTATCTAGCTTTGTCTGCTGACTTTGCAAGAATAGCTCCATATTTAACAGAAGCAGAAAAGTTAGAAAAAGAAACTTTGTATCAGGTTATGCAAGCTGCTATGTATGACAACTTAGTAGATAAAACATTTCTTTCTGGCATAGCAGAACTTGTACCTTTATTTGAAGACCCTTCTCGTATGAACGCATTTGTAACTAGAAGGATTGCTCAGATAGCAGTACCCTTTAGTGGTACAGGTAAATTTATTAAAGGTGCTATTAACTCAGGTGCTTTTGGACAAAATCGAGATGGCAATATTCGTGTTGATAAAAAAGTAACTAAAGGACAATTTGAAGGAGATTATAACCCTATGATATTTGCGACTAGACTTGTTAACGAAATAGCAAGTCTTACTCCACATGGAGATAGATTTGCAAGACCAGTACAAAATCACATAACAGGTAAGTTTGTAGAGATACCTGTTGGGTTTGGTAAAGACGAGTGGAATCCATTATTAGATGGTTGGACATACTCTACTGTGTCTAACAATGACCCTGTTCTGTCAGTACTACAAGAGACAGGAGGAGAGTTTGCTGCTCCTAATGATTTGTTATTAAGTGATGATAACTTTGATAATGAACTAAGATTGAATAGCGAAGAGCTTGCTGACTTAATTTACAATACTGCGAAGTTTAGAAAAGGTACATTGAAATTAAGAATGTATGACGCTATGGACAGATATATAAAAGAGAATGATATTCTCGTACAGCTAATGAGAGGTAATGCTTTGAAGATGGACTTGAATGAAATGGATATTAATATAAAAGCTGTTATTGCAAACATAGAAGGTAAAGATATAAATGAACTTACAAAAGATGATTTTAGTAATAGTGACAGAATAAATCAAATGTATAGAGCTAGAGAAATATTAAAAAAAGGCTTACAAGAAATACATAATGATTACAAAACTTCTGCTAAAGAGTGGTGGATAAAAAACAGCAAAGTATTAGATCAAGAAAAAAGAGATAAATTTTTTAGAGATGAAGATAGAAATAATAAATTATTCCAAGGTATAGTAGAAGTAAGCTCAAATAGTTTATTAGAACAATTTGCTGCCAAGTCTCTTATTAGCTAACTATGGCTACCAACAACACCAATACGTTTACTAATCACACAGGAAACGGAACTGAAGTTAATTTTTCTATTAGCTTTTCATACATATCTATTTTAGGAATAGATGTAACTGTAAATGATGTTCTACAAACTATTAACACTCATTACTCAGTTAATGGACAGACAATAACTTTTGTTGTTGCTCCTGCAAATGGTGCTGCTATTAAGTTTCAAAGAGATACAGATATTAGTTTGCCAGTTGTTGACTTCCAAGATGGTTCAGTTCTTACAGAACTTGACCTTGATACAGGATTAAGACAAGTATTATTTGCACAGCAAGAAAACGCAGACGAAACAGCGTCAGGTATTGTTACAGACGGAAATGATCTAACAGCTAATAACAAAAGAATAAAACTTATTAATGACCCTGTAGATGCAAAAGATGCTGCAAACAAACAGTATGTAGATGGTTTTGTAAAACGAGATGGGTCTTTAGCATTAACAGGAGATTTAGATGCAGGTGGAAATAAGATTGGAAGTTTGGGAGATGGTGTTAATGCAACTGATGCAGTTAACAAAGGGCAGTTAGATGCAGGTATAGCAAACGCAAACGTAGCTATTGGACAAGCTTCTAGCTCTGCTGCAAACGCTTTGACGAGTGCAAACAATGCTGCAACGTCAGCAAGTCAAGCTGCTGCTTCAGCCACCCAAGCAGCTAACTCTGCAACTACAGCACAGAACTTAGCTAGAGCATCAATCTTTGTAGGTTTTCAAAGATTACCTAGCGGTATGCTACGAATGATATATAATTTGGCTAGTGACCCACAATCAACTGTTTACAAAGCAAATGATTTCATACAAAATGGGGCTAGTCACGCTTATTTTTTAGGCGAAGACGTGCTTAGTAGTGTTGCTCCAAATGCTCCTAAGTTTACACTTGCAGCAAATAATGCTGCGAATTTTGCAGCAAACTTACAAGGACATTTAGTTCTCGACATTTAACTATGGCACAAATTGATTTAGGTAAACTCAAGTTTAATTGGAGAGGAGACTGGATTAGTTCTTCTACCTACGGAAAAGATGACGTAGTTTATTACCAAGGTTCTTCATACGTTTCTGCAATAGATAACAATACTGCTCAAAACCCTGCTAGTCAACACGCTTTAGGTACATCTTGGGATAAGATGGCAGAAGGTTTAAATTGGAAAGGAGATTGGGTTTCAGGAACTACTTACTACAAAGGAGATATAGTTAGATGGCAAAATGCTGCGTATATATTAACTGTAAGTAATAATTCAGGAACATACGTTACAACTAACCCTGCTGCTGTACCTTCTAATTGGACTCTTATTGTTAATGCTCCTAGTGCAGATGTTTTAACAACTTCAGGAGATATGCTCGTAAGAGATAATGATGGAAGTACAAATAAAAGATTACCTATTGGAAACTTAGGTTCAAGATTAACTGTAATTGATGCACCAAACGAAGACTTACCAAACGAAAATAATTTTGTTTACCACCCTATAGATGTATCAGCAACAATTAGACAGGAGATATTACTTGGAGATGATAACGCTGTATCTTCTACTAGAACAGAAGTTGTAACTGTAGCAGCAGTTAATGGTCAAAACCAGTTTCATATTGGAGGAGTTGAAAGACCTACGATAGTTGCAAATATTGGAGATGTAATTACTTTTGATGTTAGTGACTCAAGTAACACAAGTCATGTATTTGCTTTTGAAGTTGCTCATTCAGGTACTAGCTATTCAGCAATATACAATGAAACACAATACGGAATTGTAAGAAACGGAACAGCAGGACAAGCAGGAGCAACAATAGTCTGGACAGTTAACCCAACTGCCTACTACAACATGAGATATTACTGTAGTGTTCATAGTGGTATGGCAAGAGGTCAGTTTACAAATGGAAAGAGCAGCAATACACCGACTCTTTATTATGACGGAATTGCAGGTGGTAGTGTAAAAATATCTAAAGGTAAGTCTTATACATTTACTTTCCCTGCTGATGGATTAACTTACTCAATCAAAGACCCTAACGCTACTGGATATAGTGGGGCAGGTTCAGCAGGAAGAATAACAGATGGAACAGCACAGCCACAATCAGTTACAAATGGCGGTTCAATTACATATACCCCAGATGCAAAAACTACACTAAGTCAAGTCATTATAAGAAACGAAGCTAACCAAGCTGATGCTTTAATATTAACCTTAACTGACCCTGCAAGTGAACCTGCTTGGACAGATGCAGCAGGTACTTATTCTAAGAAGATGCCTTCTCTGGAAACAAGAAGGAAGACGCCATATAATCACTTTGTAAATCAAGATGTCAATAATTACACAGAAGCTATTTTACCTTTACCTCAATATCTAAAAGAATCAGGTCGTGGATTTAAATATGGCACTCCTTGTAATGCTTACAGGCAAGGTGGATACATAGATACAGCAGGTCAATATCATCAATGGGGAAATATGTACCATGATGGAAGTGGTTACTTTTATGGGGCAGGAATAGGAACAGGAAGTACTATTGGTGGTTCTACTGATTATCCATATAGAAGTAACTTCCGTACACCTTTATGGTGGAAAAAAGCTTTAGCAGGAGATAGTGCATACGCTAAGTTTTTAACAGATTTAAATGGTAATGATCTTGGATATTTAGATGCTGATGGTGTACCACAAGTAGCTGTTCCAAAGATTATGCAGATACATGGAGGTAGTTCTAAAAAATATTTCCTATATGAAAATGGCATGGTTAGTGCATCTGGTCATGGTGCTGATGGAATATTAGGAGATGGACAATCATCTACAAAGTATATTCATTTAGCATTATCGTTTTACGATAACTCTGGTACTGAGCTAACAGGTGCTAACTATCCAAAGATTACGCAGATGCACATAGGGTCTGCTCATACTATGGATACTACAACAAATGACTTTAACGACTGTAATTACTTCTTAAGTACAGAAGGCAAGTTATATAGGTTTGGTTATAACAGCTATGGTCAGCTAGGAGATGGAACTACAAGTGCTAATTACTACAATAGAGAAATGCCTATGAGTCTTTTCGGTGGAGAAAAGATCGTTTACATAACAGGTACAGGTTATCAGTATGGTTGTATGTATGCCATTACAGAAACAGGCAAACTATGGGGTTGGGGTAGAAATGCTGATGGTCAGCTAGGTCTTGGCAATACAACACAGCAAACAACACCACAACATC